GGCCGCCAAGCTTCTCACCAAACTGCGGATAGAATTGCTTGATTGTGGGAAGAGTCGTATCGGTTCTATTAACAACTTTTATATCGCTTGCTGCTGGAATAGCGGCGAGTAGGGATCTAATTAACTCATCTAATGGAGTCCCTACGTCAACTGGGACACCTTCTAGGTATTTTGTATCGAGCAGGATCGCTGTGAAGTCTCTACCTTCAAACTTTACCGTTCTGCTTTCCTCACGGAACTCTATGCTCTCCTCATCCACAAACCCCTGGAAGATCGTATTTTCTTTCGTCGGAGTTATTAGGTTTAGCTGATTGTCTCCCTTGAAAACTTGCCCCTTGTCTTCAAAGTGAATCGTTACAGCGCACGCGCGAATGAGCCTGGGATCGAATGGGAAACTTTTGTAATCAATCTCACAGGAAAACGTATCCGCCTGTGTGTAGTCATTAATGTTCACGGTAATACTGCGCGCCAGGATCGGTAGCGTGTAAACCTTTTGCAGTGACGCATCAGAGGTAAGTTGAAAATCCTCCCACAACACCCGCAAAGTCATTACTGCCTGAGGAACGTAGTAACTCACGCTATACCTTTGGGATCTCTAGCACTCTGCCAACAGTAAGCGAAGTGCTAGTCAACTTGTTATGATCGTAAATGCGCTTCCACTGATTTGCGTCATTGTAATACTTAACCGCAAGCTTCTGTAGCGTGTCGCCAGTCTTCACCATGTACCGGCTTGCTGGAACGGTTACGCTGAAGGCTTTAAACTGTGCTTCTAGCCTAGCAAGGATTGCAGATAGGCTATTGGTGTCAGAGATCGAGCTTACAATGAACTTGCTGTTCGTGTACGCGCGCGTCGTAAGTTTTGATCGTTGCGCCCCTTGCAATAGACCAAACGATGTTCCCACACCTAGCAGGCTGCTTACATCAAGCGCAAGAAATCCTACTCTCCGAGTGTAGAGGCTAACATTTGCGCGAGCATTCTTGATTAGCCCAAGTGCTCGGTTAGCGCTTCGGTTAATGTCTTCTGCAGTATCAAGCACCTTATCTACAAAACCAGTGACTGCGTTAATCGCAGACGAAAGATCAGAAATGGCGTCGTTGAGAAGATCCGCAATAGATGCAGGCATAGATTCCGGAACTGTAGAATAATCAGAATTAAACTTTTCAGCAGCGGCGATCAGATCCTTTTTAATTGAAAAAGGAGAAAGCTGCTCGTCTGTGACAATCTTGCACCCAAGAGGAGGATTGAACCCGAGAATCGAGAGAGTGATCTCATACTCAATTTCCCGAAGCGTGTTCATTCTAAACACAGTGGTCTCAATGAGACCGTATCGCTTCCATTCCCCTAATTTGAACCGGCAAAGATTCCCACGAATACGGATCGCGTCGATCAATTCCTGGTACTTAGTGCTTACGCCAGCACGGGATGCGTCTTTGTAGCGCTTATCCTTCAACTTGCCCTTGAGAGTGATATTGGTTTCTTCAGGCCCAAAGATTTGAACGGTAGGTTCACTATGCCCTGGATAGAAGTCTTTCTTGATTCGCTGAGAGCCACCAAAGGTAAAAGGCTGCATGGGCAACTGATTGCCTAATAGCGTTACCTTCTCGTTCGTGAGTTCTTGGCCATCCACGATCTCAACAATCTGAAAGCCATCAGGGAAGTCAGGTTTTGGAGACTCACCCTTAGGCTTACGAGAGAACGGGTTAGCGATCAGGCTGCCAATTGGATCTAGAACGCCCTTAACTACACTGCCTGGTGCTTCTAAAATACCCATTTAGCCCCCCAAGGTCGCGCCAGCAAAGGAACGGCCACGCGCTGATGTTCTGTTTTGGTCAATCTTGGTTAACTGATCTTTAAGCGCGAACGCAATGCGGTCAGGCTGCTGCTGCTCTTTAAATTGCTGATTGATCTCGACCTTAGCGATGTTCTGCACTTGGTTTACAGTAGCTGTGCCACCATCAATACTTCCAAACACGCGCTCTAGGATCTCATTGACGCCAGCATCAAACGCAGTGCCCACCGCATCCATGCTGAACCCGCCGCCAGTTAGCCCTGATTTGATTTGATCTATGAACGCCATGATTCCCCATAGCAAGCCTTGGAATCCGCCCACAGCGAGCGCTAGGCCCGTAGTAACGCCGTCTAAAATATCAATCAAAAGCTCAAACCATCCAGACACTCGGAAGATTGGAGAGATTACCTCTGCGATTTTATTGAACCCTTCATTGAAGATATCGATCAAGCGCATGAAGTTAGCCGATACCGTTGCAAACTTAGGGATCAGATCCGCAATAGCCTTGGCGTCTGCAATGCGAGCGATCGCAATGGCTCTGGAGATGAGCTGGAACACTCCCATGATTAGGATCAGTGGTGCGATGAGGTTACTTGCGAAGATCACAAGCTTATCAAAGATCCCAATAAGTGGGATTGTGCTTGCCCTGAACATGAAGAGTCGCATTCCAAAGAAGTCTAACGCCGCATTCATTGCATGAAGTGCTGGACTCAACAATGGTACTTTAATACCAAACATCATCATGGCATGATGCAGTCCGATGATAGCTCCTGTGGTAGCGAGCAGAGTTCCTGTTAGATCCAAGTTTTTCTTCAGATCTCGCAAACCCATAAGAGTCGCAATGACTCTCTCAGGATTCTCTGTAAGTGGCTGGATCATGCGCGCGATCTCTTTACCGATGAAAGCGCCCTTGGATCTTAGCCATGCGTTAACTGGCACTAGATAAGAGACTAACATCTTCTGAATCATCTCGCCGAATGGCCGCATGATCGAGAAAGTGCCCGTAAACGCATCTTTCAAGAGCTGCATTTGCCCACGAAGCGTGTTGACGTTAGCAGCGAGCACCTGAGCGTCACTGGTGAACTCTTTGAGCGACTTCATGATAACTTGGATGCGCTCGCCTTCCGGTAAGGCATTAAAAGCTTTTGATCCGCCCTTCTTGCCAATCGCTCCCATGGTGGAGGTATCGGCTACCAACCGGCTAAACAGGGTATCACCCATGCTAGCCTGACCACCAACCATGCGCTGGAGCTGTCCAGTGGCCAGTGTCGGATCAATGCCAAGTGTAGGAGCTGCTTTTAGGAAGTTACGCGCCACATCGGTGGCTACCGAGAAGTTTGGATCTCCCACAGCACCATCTTTGCCGTGAGTCCTGATCATTGGAGCGATCAGTTTGGTCATGTTGATCAGGTCATCGGTAGGCAGAGCAAACTCAGCAGCGAGCTTGTTCATGTGCTCCATGTGCCCAGCCGCCATAGCCATTCGATCTTGGAATGGGTTAGCCTGGGCATTCATCAGATTGGCGATCGCGATCTGAGTCTGTTGGAACTTGTCTGCAGACTTAATAGCAGCACCCAGGCCGCCTAATATGCCGCCAGTACCCAGGGACATTTGAGCGGCAAGACCCGCAGTCATGCGAGAAAGGGCAAAAGTAGCCTCTTCAGCGCTTTGAGAAATGCCTTCAACGGCATTCTTTAACGCACCGGAGCTTGCTACCGCAGATCCAACCTCAAACCGGAACTCTGTAAGGACTCTAAAGACCTGATCGACTGCCATTATTTACGCCCCGACTCCCTTTCGATGATCTCCATTAGGTTCTCACTGAGTAGGGCAAGTTGCCAAGGGGTTAGAGCCATCACGTCATCAGGTTTTAAAGACGTGTAGCGACAAATCCAGGTTATTGTCCGCCAGAGCTTACTAGTTCTAACTGGAACTTTCCCATATCGCTACCACCTGCGAGCTGGCCCAATACTTGAGCAAGTTGCATGAACTCTGCATAAGAGAAAAGCTCATCCAAGTCTTCCAGCTCTGCGGGCTTCATGTCCTTGCCGTTGATCTGAACGATGAGCATCTTCAGCATCTCTTTTTGAGTGAGATAGGCGAGCAAGGTCGAGTTATCGCCTGCTGCAGATCCAACTGCACGCATAGCAAGCTCTTGATGCTTAATCTTGATCTCTCTGAGCAATACTTCTTTGCCAGTACCTAGAACTACCTTGCTTACTAAAGTTTCCATGTCGTCTCCCTTTTGATGAAAGGAGAGCCTGAGTTCCTTACGCTCAAGCCCCCCTTTTTAAATTACAAACGCTTACGGCCAGATGCCTGGAACTCAAGACGCTTTGTCATCTTTTCGTTCAACCCAGCTTGGCGCTTACTCATTTTCCATTGCACGTCAAAGTAGACGTAATTGGAGCTAGCACCGTCTGGATAAAACTCTGTCGTAATGAACGTGTAGTCACTCACGCCGATACCAGCAAGGTTATTCTGGATCAGAGCGTCAATGAACAAGTCCACTGCGTCATCTTTCACTTCGGTTTCAACAGATCCTGACCATCCTTCGATAGCCTGGTCGCCTTCGCCAGTGACATTGCCGACATAGAAAGATCGCATGAAGCTAGAATCTTGCGATACGTCAACACTCGTCAGATTGACGATGTTAACGAGCGCTCCATTCTCGTACACTTTAAATTGGCCCTGATGACCACGAATTGATGCACTCATTGGTTACCCCTTATCCTTGTTCCGTTACGACTACGCTCTCACCGATCTCCGCCTGGAGAACAATGAACCGCATCGAGCTGAAAATACGTTGTTTCCACAGAAGCTTAAAGAACCCCTGTGCAATGCTGTTGTCTGTGTTCAAGCTTTCCGAGTCCACAAGCTTTGCGAGTCCACTTTGAACTTCGCTGTCTCGTGGCAAGATGCCAGCTTGTTCCTGTAGTTCCACGAAGGACAACACAGCACCCTTTACAGCAGTGCGGTTTTCTTTCGTGTTAGGAGCATTCTGGTAGTTCTTGAGGAATCGTGCTGCAGAGTCAGTCAAGTAGTCCGCCATCCTGCGACGAAGCACAGTGATCTTGGAGCTGTCTGCAATCTGAGTCACGATGCCGCTCTTGATCTTAGGACCAATGTCAGCATCAAGCTCAAACGCACTGACACCTGCATCCTTAAGCTGGATGTACTGCGCGCGTGTGAGCGTGTACTTCAAGCCAACCACACCACTCAAAAACTGAGTGTTAGCAGCATATGCTGGATCAATGTTTGGAGCAGTCTGCGACAACACAGAAGCGTAGAACGATGCAGGGCTAACAAAAGCCAACACGCCATCCAAAGAAGTCTGAATCCAAGGATAAGCGTAGATGATGCGGCCTTCACCGTCACGATGAGAAGCAACATCAGCAATCACAGCGCTAGAAGTCTGAACTTCATCGCCAGCCAAGATAACCATCTTGTCCTGAGTGTCAGCAGCGTGTTGCTTGAGAGCCAAGCGGCGAGCAGAAGAGTACACATCGAGGAACAAGAAGTTGCCTGCGCGCTCAACTGCTGCCTTATCAATTGCTGCCTGGTAGTCAGCGTCCGAAACAGTTCCGTCTAAGCCGCCAGCAAGTGCTGTTGCTGCCTGGTTATCTGGTTCTGCTGCAGTGGAAAGCACAGTCACGTCAACCAATTGGCTAACAGAAAGCTTTGATGCCGCTTCAGTGATCAACACGTTGTCATAGACTTCCTGCGGCAACACTGCGCCAACAGAAGTGTCCAGAATGGTGTATTTCTTGCCCGCAGATGAGCCAGCTTCGATCTTTACAGTGATCGAGTTACCGTAAAGGCCCTTACTCTTTGCAGTAAGTGTAAGGCGGGCAGTGGAGCTTGACTCATAAGTGTCAGATGCTTTAGCAGCGCCAGTGGCCTCAACGCGGATCACGCGGAGACGGCCAAACTTCTTATTCTTGAGCGCTTGGTTACCCGCATAAGTGCTACGGCCAAATTGCTCATGCAATTCACCGATAGAACCAACTTCCGTCAGGTCATGCGGCCCACGTTGAAACTGAGCGACCATGATAGCAATGTTGCTAGCAACGCCTTGAATGTTTGGCGCTGGCGCTGATTCATTAATGACAATACCATCTACATCATCCCACGTCGTAGGATCTGTGCTTCTATAAATTCCCATTTAAACCCCTCCTCACCCTGTCGGGCAAACTTATGGCTCCGGTATGAAATCCGGAGTCTCGAAAACTGTTTGTGTTTCTACAATACCGTAATCAGTTCTATTTAACACTTCCCTGACATTGGACCGCACTTTAAGAGTGGCTCTCCACTCTCTACGCTGCGATTCCTCTTCAGAGTCTTCGACTTGGTGCCCGACCAAATCATACCTAGCCCATTGCTCATAATAGTCCTGCAGCTTCAAGCTTAGGCCCATCGGAGTAATAATAGGGTTTAATGCAGAGAAAAGTTTATCAAACTGTTCATCTCTTTGTCTTTTATTTTCACACCAAAGATCGAGCTGGAACTCAATGTCGTACATCCCCACTACCCATGCGCTAGTGACTTGATTCAGCGTGTCGGGACTCGTGACAGTTACTTGGTAGGGCGATAAATTGGTGAATGTTGGAGATCTCTGAAAGATAGAGAGGCAAGGATAGAGAAGTTCCTCGTTAGCTTCCGGCCATTCGTCTTTGATGTTTCGTAGATCGCTAAGGCTCTGCGTCAAGTGCGCAATCAGTGCTTCGCGAGTCTTTTGTACGGACCTAGCCATCTCTGCGCATCTCCGTTAGCAGGTCTTCCATGATTAAAGGTATCTCGTTTTCCATTATATGATGCGGTTCAATGCCTTTTAAAGCAATCTTTGCCTGTGTTCCTTTTGCAAGTGCCCACACTTCGGAGCTGTATTCCGGTGGCTGCGAAGGATCTTGTAGTACCCGCTTAGCCCAAGCAAGCAAAGGTGCGATCGGTGGTGTAAACGGCCTAGCGCCATACTCTATAATTGGAGCATGGGGGGCGTAGTTACCCACGGTAGCGGACTCCTCATCAATTTGAGTGTCCCAGGATTGCGCGTACAGCCCTGTATCAACTGGAGACTTGGCGACGAGGCGAGGAACGGATCTCAGGGCTGCGTTGATAGTCGCGCGCTTAAGATCTTCCTTCCGCTCTTCTGCGTATTTAGCTAATTCCTTGGAGAAGTCTTTTAGCTCGATTGTTTTAACGGCCACCTATGTCTTATCTCCCACTAAACGCGACACGCCGGATCTGCACGTTCCACCATGCGTAATCTTCAGTGACGCTAATCACCTGGTAGTAAGCCTCGCCCACGCGGTAGAATTTTTCTACGTTACGTGATGGAGACTTGCCGTCTACTTCACTCTCTAGTGGAAATTGATTCTTGGATATCATCTTGAGGATAAGATCCCCACGCTTCACAGCTCCACCTTCAAGGATTCTCAAGCTGTGAGATAGATCTACAACCATTGGAGTAGGTAATACTTGCTTTTCAGTGTCGCGCTTTGTGCCGTCGCCAGGTGCTTCACCGCTCCATGTCCTGGTAATAATAAAAACGGGCTGCTTAATAGCGCCAATGTCATCACGAATCCCTAAAACGTCATCCAGGCATGAAACTAGGCATTCGTTTAAGCTCATACGCAAACCGATACGCTATTGCTTCCGATCATGGACACAAATGCAATGCCAGTAAGCTCCGATAGCTCTTTAATCAACCGCCTGCGCTCATTACGCAGCAAACGGATCTCTTCGGGATTGAGCTTAATGTCGCCGATCTCTAGCGTGGAAACTCGGCACAAAGCCTTATCTAGCTTTGCGTCCAAGCCCACAAGCCTGATCAGCAGCAAGCGAAGGGACTCTTCGCCCTCTACTGGGATCGTGTTCAACCGATCGTTTACAATGGTATTGTAGTCCAGGCTGTTGACTTCGAGAACCTTAGCGGTCCAGCCGAGTAACCTAATCGTGTCGTGTTTTTCTTGAGCGGTTAAAGCCATTTACTTCCCCTTTTTCTTGGGAGCTTCTTTTTCTGGCTTTTGCTCTGGCTTTGCTTCTACAGGCTTTTTCTTGCCTACTCGTCTACGCGCCATGATTCCCATGAGTCACTCCTTTAGAATCCTGACAGGCAGGGCACCACACATTGCTGCATGATGCCCTACCCATAAGGAGACGACTGTCCGTTAATTAGGCGGACTCTTTTACCCAGTAGTGAAGAACGAGCACTGCTTCAGTCAACTGAATGGTGCCAGCTTCAGCGTATTGGAGCGAAAGGCTAGCGCCGGATGCCAAGTCTTCACTTGCCACCACGAATGCTTTGCCTTCACGTTGAACCAATGCGCCTTGGTTAGCAGCACGACTGTCCAAAGTTGCAAGCGTAGTTGCTCCGGAGAGCAAGGTCAGCGTGCAATAATTGGTGTCAGATGCAGCGATTGCAGCATTGTTGACCAGGTGAGCAGAGAGAAGTTTCCCTGCGCGTGGAACGTACATTGCTGGAATTGTGGCGTTAGCAGCAAGGCTGCCAACTGGGATAACCACTACTTGTGGATTTCTTTCGTTAGATTGTGCAGACATTATTTAATCCCTTTCCTATTAGACGTTAGCCTGAGTCACAACAGACATGCGTGCGATACGCAGATCCAAAGAGGCAACCTTGGCGTGGAAAGCCTTAACGGCATACCACTGAGTAGCTGTCACAACATGCTCGCGGTGGAGAATGTCGTAATCACGTTCTACCATTGGCTCTTCTTTTACGATGAGACCGTATGGGTTAGCTTTCATGATGAAAGCCTGATGAACGCGCTTGCCGCTGATTGCAGTGCCAAGTGGCATCGAATCGAGGACAAACAAAGCCATACCCAAGAGACGACCCTGGAAACCAGGTGCCTGCCAGAATGGATCGTTTGCGTCAGCCTTCAAGAAGCCTGCAGTGCTGTCGCGCATCAGGTCCAAGAAGTGCAAGCTGTGCATAGCCATTGCAACTGCTTGGTCTTGCTTGTCACCGAAACCGATAACTTTAGCTTCCAAGACTTTGCGAATGTCCATCAAGTCGCCAGTTCCAACAGAGCTGTAGCCTTGAATGTGATTTCCAGTGGTGTTGATTTCAGCGATCAGATCCTTATCAACCTTTTCAGCATGAACGCGAGCGAGCTGTTCTTGCACTTCTGCAAAAATACGTTCGCTGGAAGTAGCCGACTTCATCAAAGCCGACTTACGGATTGCAACTGCCTTAGCAACTTCACGCACAGTGGAGCTGAAAGAGTCATCTTGCATCTTATCAACACTCAAAGACGCATCGGCTGCTGGTTCTTCAGCATCACCGATAGCTTTGAAGTATGGGAAATTGATGGTTGTGCCTGGCTCTTGGGTAAGAGTGCGCTCAACCATAGCAAGCTGGCCCAAGGCCATTTTGCGATCGAAATAGGCAGAGATATGATCCTGCCAAACTTTAGGTTCAAAGGCGAAATCGCCTGGTAACGTGGTAGCCATTGTTAATATCCTCTAGGTTATCGCCCTAGTAGCCGCTTTTCACGAGCTGCTGCCATGAGCGTGTTGTAAGTGTTTGGATCTTTTGAGAACAAAAGGCTTTTCTCAGCGATAGACATCTTTGCAAAAGACTCAACTGATAACGCTTTTTGCGTGTTTGAATCTGCTGCTTGGACACTACTCGTGACGCTAGTCGATGATCCCATGGCTTTGCTAGTCAGCTTCACTTTGCTAACAATCTCGGCCATATCTTCATCAGTAAGTTCCTGACCCTCTTCTAAGGCATCCGCCCGTTTGAGGATTAGAAACTCAAG